GTATTTGATCGACTGTGAAGGTTCTCTTGTCCGGCTCAAGATTGAACAAACAGCGATAATCACCTAGCTGAGCACGGCAGTACAATCCGTAAGCTTCTATGTTGATGTAGATGGTGTTGGTAAACAGCCCAATGATGCTTATTTCCACCTTACCTAAATCGTCATATTTGATTTCACCTATTTGTCCGCCAAATATGATGATAGCTCCATTATCAGGATTTTCGTAATCGCATATCTTAAGACGACTGACTGCCTGATCAAAGTATCCTCCGTCAATACGATCTGCGGTGATTTCTCCGCCCAATGTGGTACTGATAGTCACGCCTTGCGTGAGTGAGTTTGCTGCCGAAACGACTGCCGACGCGCTGAAGCCGATCTCATTGCCATAGCGATTAGGAGCGCCACCACCGGTCAAGGTTGAGTGATCCCAGGTGGCACCGGTACCCGAACTAACCGTTATTCCGTTTCCGCCTACGCCGCCAACAATAGCTGTAACTACCATCACAGTAGCCGCGCCCGGTATGGCGGATGATTGTTCTGAGGCAACAACGTCTGCGTTTTTAACCGTACCAGCACCGAATGTCATGATCCCAGGCTGGGCTCCCGAGGCATTGATAGCGTTAATCAGATTATGACGACTTCCACCGATATTTGATGTAGCATAAACCTTGTCAGGCGCATCGGCCTTGTCAGTGGTGAATGTGTAGGTATGCCCGTTAATTGTCACAGTTTCCGTATTTTTCGGAGGGTTTTTGAACGTAAGAATCGCCTCTGCATTTTGATCGTTGAAGATGATAGCATTATCCGCATCAGTAAATCGGATTATAGTTCCACCAACCGGTGCGATTGACCACAATCGAGCAAAGGTTCCTACTTCGTTAGGGAGCGTAGCATTGATTCCAGTGTCACCGGCTCTCATTTCCAGTTATCCCTTCCACTTCATCCCTTTTGGTAATTTCATGTTCATTCTTTTCCTCCCCTTGGGAGCTTTGAATGCCAAAGTTCCCTTTGATCTTGTGCCAGTGGTGCTTTTTTTCGACGACTTGAATGTTATTGGCGTCGCGCTTTTAGATGATCTCATTATACATCCTCCCCCTCACGCAGCTCTCGAACGATGATAGAATCGACCGCGCCGGCATCTACCCAATCCAGAACAAGTGTTATCTTATCAGCATCAAAACGCGCTGGAATGTCGTACTCGAAATCAGCGGTTATGATATGGGTAGCTAACGGAACGTGTCCTGTGTTAAATGCCACAATACCAGTCGTGTAGTCTACGGCGTAAGTCGCAGGATCAATAGGTGTTGCATTGTCGTACAGAACGACCGTACCAGTAACCGGACGAGTGATCTTTCGAACAAACGGTAAGATGGCATCAGCATAAACCTTAGTCAACTGAAACGGGTTGAGACCGCTTCCTGCGTCGCCCGCGTTTGCACCACCGGTAAGTGTCGCGTGATCCCAAGTCCCGACGAGCGAAGCAAGAGTCAGAGCGTTGCCAGCGACGCCAGCAGTTCTAGCCGTCGCTATGAAATTGGTAGTCGTGGTCGTTGAGGCAGATATTGTCGGATGCACGACTGTTCCGACACCGTATGTTGTAACACCAGGAGTTCCGGTAGCGTTGACGGCATCAATGAGGTTTTGTATCGTCGCTACTGTTGTACCGGCGATGTGAACCGCGTATGGAACACTGGCACTTCCTGCAACGAATGTATAAACCTGTCCATTGAGAGTGACAGTGTTCGTATCAACGATTGGTCCAGCGGAGCCTCCTGAAAGGGGTGAGTGATCCCAGGAGCCATCGATCGTTTTACTTACCGCGATTGAGTTGCCAGCGACACCAGCTGTCTTAGCTGTAGCCACCATTGTATTTCCTGGTCCGACCGATCCAGCGACAGTCGGATGTACAACTGTTCCTGTCCCATATGTTAAGAGTCCCGGAGTTCCAGTACCATTTATTGCGTCAATCAAATTCTGTCTAGTTGATGGTATGTCACCGCCAATAACGTGAACTTCGTAGGCAGCGGTCGTATTCCCAACTACGAACTCATACGCCTGTCCGTCGATCGTGACGGTAGTTCCATCAGCCGGTTCATCCACACCACCGGTAAGCGTTGAGTGATTCCAAGAACCAGCTCCACCAATGTTCGTAGTCGTAGTTATTGCATTGCCCGAGACACCAGCTATTATAGCCGTTGCAACGATAGTGCTTCCAGCTCCGGCTGAAGCAGATACGGTCGGATGTGCAATTGTCCCAACACCATATGTCGTTAAACCCGGAGTCGCCGTCGCGTTTATTGCGTTGATAAGATTGTCAATTGTTATTGCAGCGCTAACACCAATTTTGACTTTATACGCCGCATCAGCATTGCCGGTAGTAAATGTATAAATTGACCCGTCGATCACTACCGTCTTTGAATTGGCTGGATTAGAATCAATTTCTAGGACGGCTGTTGCGGCTACAGACGGTATAAAAGTCAAAGACGCCGTTGCCGAACCACCGGGAGCATAGGTGAGAGTTCCTACTGCCGCTTTTGAAACTGCGGTTCCAGTTCCAAGCACTTGCCCAACGGCAGTGTAATCTGACCAATCCTTGAAGCGAAAACCAAACGCGCGTCCACTGCGTGCATAGAAGAAGCTGAGTACCAGTTGATAGTCCTCTTGATCTCGAATGCCGTACATAATGTCCCAGGTCGCACGTGGAAGCGCCCAACGCTTGTTGCGCTGCTCTCGACCGGAAGTCATCATGATAACCGTCGTATTGAACTCTGGTCCGCCTTTCGAACCAGCTTCAATATATTCCGGCAATCGAGTGTCGTGGAACTGAGAAGTAACCATTATTGCGCCTTTGCAGCGTTTGAAACGGCCTTCGCAAGACGAGCCATTATCTGCTTTTCAGAACGACGGAACGAATTAGCATCAGTTACGCCATTGATATGCATGACGATGCCTCCTCCACCGCCACCACCACCGCCACCACCGTCGCCATAGCGGACGTTTGACGGACGACTGACGTTAACTCTCTCGCCCGGTGACGCACGGAAGTTGACCAACTGAGAATCGGGTCCACCGAAACCACCAACGTCGAACGCACCGCCAGTTGCGTAACCCAGTGGTGAGTTGTAATTTACGTTACCCACACCAGTGTTAACGTCTATATACGGAACTGGATTCTGCGGACTATAGTTATAATTCGTTGAATACGAACCAGTCCCGTACGACCCGCCATTAGCAAGTGGGCTACCATCACCGGCAGTGCTACCATTACTATTGCTGCTACCACCACCGCCGGACGGTAAAAAACCAGACCCGTTGCCACTGACCGGAGTATTACCAAGATCGGTAACTGTAAAGCCAGGAGAGTCCGGTATGTTAAAACCGTACATCATATTTTGAGGTACAATATGACCGTCGACCAGCTCGTACTGATAATCCGCGCTCGTGTTGGTCTTGCTGTTCCACCAACTACTTTGTCCAATAGTTTTCCCTCCTGTTAGTTGGTTAATTTGGGCTGGCGTCAGTGACATACCACTGAGCCATTGGTCATAAGTCAGCGTAGCCGTTAGTTTTTCAACTACACGCCCAAGAGAATCCAATGTGTATGTATATTCGTTCTGATATGGAGCACTTGGATCAGGTTTAACTTGATTTCCTGTGCTTGGATCAAAACCACCCAACCCACTATCTATCGGAGAATCAACAATCGCAAAACCAAGCTTTTTAATAGTGGCTAAAATCAACGGGTCTACATTCGTTACCAGCGAACTGGTATCAGCCGCTTGTGCAGTTGCAACCGCATTACTGAACGGACCCTTGATATCGCTATCCAGAGCTGAGCCATAAACCGCAGCAATAAATGATTCAGCCCAAGGATACAAGTTCTCTAAGCTGCGAACATTTTCAAAGTACGGATAGAGCCCATTAGACTTTGCAGCTATACCTACCTGTCCAGACGGGCCTTTTGTTTTATATTCGCTCCAATCCATCGAACCCATCTTCAAAATAGCATTGACCAATGTCACCTGATCGGTTGTCATCTGTCCGGCTTTCACCGCTGCCGCAAGAGTTGGCTGATATGCATCAGCATATGTCTGAATTGTTGTATCGTAAGCCTTTGGAAAATCAGCGCTCGGAGGAGGAAGAATTGCCATGTCATTCTTCGTAGCCGCTACTCCCGCAGAAGTAGGACCTAGTTGATATCCGCCTCTCTGATAACCGAACTGACTGCCGGATGAATTAGGCATAAAACCTTCAACGCCAGCCTCTCCGACCAGAGTCGGTGTTCCAGCCGGGACAGCGCCGCCAGTAGCACGATGTAGCATTGCATTCGTCTGAGAGTTGTTGAAAACATAGCCGGGCTGGCTCGTGACGATAATTTCTGGTCCTTGCTCTCCGACAAGGACCGGTCCTGGTGAAGTAAACCCGCCTGAAGCTTTCGCCGGGATTGCTCCTGTGCCACTAGGCAGAGAACCGGCAGGAAGACCAGCATCGCTCATGACCTTGGCGAGTTCTTTCGTCTTGTCAATAATAGCTTGAAGGTCTTTTATCGCCGCCGATGAATAGTTATCCATTGTCGACGTAGCTTTGTCAAGGGTTACGCCGTCGAGATTTTTAATCTCTGTTTCTGCGTCCTTTGTGTCTGGTGTGACTGCTCCTTTGAATTTGTCATCTGTTGCCTGAGCCAGTAAGTCAACAGCGGTAGTAAGAGGGGCAAAATTGATACCAGTTGCCATATTTTTCAAAGCGTCAGAAGTTTGTACTATCGGGTCCTTAACTGCTTTCGCCTTGTCGCCCATTTCCCCCAACGACTTCACATTGCCGTCGAGAGCACCTTGGAAGCCAGTAGAAAACTTCGAAGCATCAGTCATGTCGTTAGTGAAATCTTGAAGATTTTTAGTTGGTTGCGCACCGGCAGCTGCTATTGCATCAAACGCCTGCTTAATAATGTCTTTCGTCTTTGTAGCATCACCACCTGCGGCGGCTATCTTGTCTTTGAATGTTTGTGCAAACGTGTCAACCCCATCCGCCGCATCTTTCATGCTCGCCGCCATCGCACTGCTGACCTGTTTACCAGCTGGTACGGCTGCTTGCAAATCTTCGATAAGTTTACCCTTTAGCGCGGCAGACATCTTATCGATCGAACTGGTGGCGTCATCCATGCGAATACTGTTAACGTCCTTGCCTCCCGCTACCATTGCCTTCGCAGCGTCGGCACCGGCATACAGAGCGTCCTTAAGCAACTTCACATTATCGATCCACTTAGGGTCAACGGGATCGGCACCAGCGGATGTATCGGTTGCTGCTGGCGCACTCTTTGCTGCTTGCTTATCTTCCTTTGCCTGTAGCTTGTCGCGTATCGATTGGATTTTGTCATCTTTCTTCTGCTCGTCATCAACTGCTTTGTTTGCAGCTTTTTGACTGTTCGCAGCCGACTTGTCATATGCCGCGTTTTCCCTCGCAGTTTTAGCATCGAGCGCTTTAGCAGCTACATCGTATCCCTTCGTTTCTGCATCAGCTTTCTTTTGTGCAGCCTCAGACGACTTTGCAACAGATTGATCGTCTGCTAATTTTTGTTTATCTGCCGCCTTCTGAGCTGCTGAAACACTTTTACCACCAGCAGTATCCGCCGCAACAGCTGCCTTATCAGCTGCTATTTGTGCAGCATCACCACGCTTCTTATACCCTTCAGAAATTTTTGCGGTCGCATTATCGTGAGCGATTACTTCTGCATCCGAAGCGGCACGAGCCTTAGCAGCCATTGTGTCATGCATTTTCGTATTAGCATCGAGTTGTTTCGCGTATGCTTTTGCTGCATTGTCGGCTGTTTTGTTGTCTATTGCTTGTATCTGGTCGCTAGCCTTCTGAGCCGCAGCCACTATTTTCGCTTGAGCCTTGTCCATGACAGATGAAGCGACAGTGATGGAATTGTTTCCATTGTCCGTAACCGAAGCACCCCCGGCGCTAGTTGGGGTTGATCCGCTTTGCTCTTGCACAGTTTTTTCGTCTTGCAATGCTTTCGATAGCTTTTGAACGGAACTGGCAGCGGCATCGCTAGAATCAACTATCGTCTTGTTTCCTTTAGCAGCATCCTCCGCAGCCGTATTGTAACCAAGAAGCTCTGTGCGGATGTACTTGATGGCATCACCGATAAGCGGAATCTTTTCGATCCAGGTCAATGCCGTGTCGAAGATAATACGCATTCCCTGCCAGAAATCGCTCCAAGACTTTCCGGTAGCCAATAGTACAGCCTGAACGCCAATAAAGAAAACGACGAGAGGCATACGAATGACGGAACTAACGAGAGTAATCAGTCCTCTCATGGCAACCATAAGACCGCCTGTAATCGCGGAACCGATCGCCTTAAATACACCAGAAAGTCCTTCGACTGCGTAAAGCTCGCGCAAGGCAATTGCAGCTGCTTTGGAGGTTGTAGCCAAATTACTAAAAGCGTTCGCGATATTTGTAATGGTTGACGCAACATTTGCGGCAACCATATCCCACAATGCTTTAGCCGCAGTGCTAATCATCTTTGCAGCGCCATCAGCATTGGTTGCAAGTGTCCATACTCCCTTAGCTATATTGGTGATGACATCTACGACCGAACCAACGGCGAGACCAGCAATCGCACCTGCGGTTTTTGTTACTGCCGGTGCAACCTGAACAAACGCCAGAGTAAAATCTTTGACATAGCTAATGACACTACCGAACGACTGAGCAATAGCTAGGATTGCTTTTGCGCCTTTTATAGCAAGATAGGCTTCGAGAACATCTGCAAGGACTTTAGCATTGTCACCGATGAACATGAAAACTGACTTCGCACCGTCGAACAACGTCTTCAATGCACTACCAATGTTATCGGCAATCTTTTGCCACTTTTCGCTCAGTACAGGCAGACCAGAAGCTTGATCTATTACGTATTTTTGATCTTTTCCAACTACCAGCATGTCATTGGCTAGAGCAGTTAAATCTTGTCCAAGAGCCTTCATAGGACCAGAACCACCAGTACCAATGGTTTCTAGCATAACCTGCCAAGCTGCTTGTAGTTTTCCCACGCCTACCGACGCGCGATCAAGAGCCGCAGGTAGGCCGCTTCCGTATTCAGCAGCTAATCCTTTAGCAAATCCGATAAGTGTGTTTGCTCCAACTTCATTGTTCTTAACCATCTCCGCCAATTTATCTGTGCTTACACCAAGAGACTTAGCATAAATAGCGATAGCGCCAGGAAGTTCAGTTGCCATCTGGCGACGTAGCTGTTGACCGCTGACGTAGCCACGGTTCATAACCTGCTCAAAAGAATTCCAAACGTTTTCTGCTTGACGACTGTTTAGACCAAGAACTACCAAGCTATCTGATAAGTCTTTGACCATGCCGTTAATATTTTCGATTGATATGTTATTTTCTTTGGCAGAGGCATAAAATCTCGCCATTGAATCTTGAGATTCATTAGTTGCCAAGCCGAGTCGAAGAATAGTATTCTCCATAACTCCCATTTCAGTCGTAGCTTCTTGACTGTCTTTTGAAACTGCATGCATAACGGCGGAAAAATGCTGAAATTGATTAGCTGCGTTGTAGATGCCTTCGCCGATCTTCAGGACACCCTCACCGGTCAAGACAGCGAAGAAGGCTTTAACCATTGGAATATTGGCGCTCATTGTTGAGCCGAGCGTGCCTACCTCGGTGCTTGCACCTTTAATGCCATTGGAAAGAGCACCAGCACCACCAGCGCCTCCTACCGCAGCCAGTTCAGTGCCTAGAGCCTTTGCTTCATCAGCGGTTAGAGCCATCTGAGTCTGCAAAGCCTTAAGCTCACCAGTAATACCAGCGAATCCGGAACCACTTGCAGAACCAACGGTACCAAGCTCAGTGCCGAGAATCTTTGCTTCATCAACGGTTGCAACCATCTTAGCCTGCAAAGTGGTAAGCTCGCCAGTAATACCAGCAAGACCCTTGCCGCTCGTAGAACCAATGGTATTTAGCTCAGTGCCGAGTACCTTGCCGGCATCAGCGGTTGCAGTCATTTTTCCTTGTAAAGTGGTAAGTTCGCCGCTCAAACCGGCAAGTCGAGAACCGCCCGCAGAACCAATGGTATTTAACTCAGTGCCAAGTACCTTACCGGCATCAGCGGTTGCAGTCATTTTTCCTTGCAAGGTAGAAAGTTCGGTACTCAAACCGGAAAGTTTAGAGCCACTTGATGTACCAATGGTATTCAGTTCAGTGGCGAGCACCTTAGCAGCATCCGCTACCGCAGTCATCTTTGCAGATAGTGCAGTTAGTTCACTGGTAATGGCGGAAAAACTTGGAGCCTTCAAAGATTCGAGCGCAGCGTTGAGCGCTTCGATTTGAGAAATCGCCGTCTTTACGCCTGGAAGGTTGAAGGCAGTATTGACGGTTTGCATTGACTTTTCAGCAGAACCGCTTAGCCCTGATAGAGCTGACTGTATAGAGGCAATAGCAGAGGATATCTCGGATGCGCCAGTCTTAGCGCCCGAAGCATCAATTGTAAAACTAACGCCCGCTGAAGTTGCCATTATTTTCCACGATTACGTTTCGAGTCTTCGATTTTACGCTTTGCAAAAGCGTCCTCTATCAACACGTCGTCGAGAGTTATTACAGTCTGAAGAAGTAACTCGATATCATCTTCATTGGATATACGACGTAGCTGACAAAAAGCAAGAATCTCGGAAATAGTTGTGCTTTCCGGGAGACCATTAGATGAAAATTGTCGGGCAGAAGAAAGAATGTTGTAGGCATCCCACAGCCAAACAACATCCTCATACATCTCCGGAGCCGGAGCCATTCTCTTGGACTTGATGCCTTTTTCCTCAAGTGACTTGAACCACTCTCTGTCCTTCTTAGAGTATTTCAAATGGTACTTAAGGAATTCGGTTAGTTTTTTAAGCCTTCCTCGTCCTGCTCAGGCTTGAACGTCTCGATCTCGATCGCAAGAGAAAAGATCGTATCGCGAAGCTCGGGAAGAGCCGTAAGTAGCTCTACCTTGTTATCGTAGGTGCAAGGAAGCTCGTTGTCGCCGGCCTTAACACCCTTCCAATCGACAATGACGCCCTTCGCCATTTGCTTGATAAGGATTTCCAGGCTGGTAGCGTCAGGTAGTTCCTGTCCGCGACGAGTGAGGCCGATATACGGCTTCATGAATTCAGTGCGAGCCTTCTGGCTGACTACACTCTTGAAGCGACGAAGCTTGACGGAGATTTCTTTGGTGAGCGGGAACCAAGTTCCATTTTCCGCCTTGTCTTCGTCGATAGCGAACGCAGTAGCGATGTTGAGAGTCGATAGATCGAGTGACATTTTTTACTCTTCTAGTTGGTTGTTGTCGAGCACGCCGGGTGGAGTGCAAGGTAGCCGAAGAGGATTATGAACTACACCAGCTCTTCGGGTCTGGCGTCTTGAAATGATATCAGGGAGATTTGTCAGGCGAGGGAGAACTATCTGTTCTCTTACCTACACCTATTGGACAAGTTTTCATGTCGGGTAACACTGTTAGAGAAAGGAGCGAAGCGACTAAGTGACCCGACAACACTTAGCACGCTTCGCTGATCCCGTCAAGCGGGATTTTAGTTATACTGCGCTCAAAGAACTGAATCGATCGATCTGAAGCATGCAGGCGGTATCCGGGTCGCGGAAACCGTTCCATGTCATCTTTTCGACGATATCTTGATCTATGCCGCCAGGACCTATTGGATCGGTAAGCAACTTGATCGCTGGAACCGTGAAGACGTAGGAGTTCTTCTCGATATCAACGAAATTCCACTCAAGCGATACTGTATCGTGGTTGAGGAAGTTCGTCCAGAAGTCCAGGTCCTCGAAGTAAGCGTCGAGCAAGCCTGTCAAGGCGAAACGACCGGTACCAATACCGTGTGGGAACTTCGAAGAAACTGCCATCTGGTTACGAAGAGTTGCGGCACCCTTGATCTGAATCTGCTGAATTGCAGTTGTGAGGGTAACACCGTTCTTCTTGATGGCGCCAACGTTGGTCGTTGCGTTCATGACTTCTGTAACTGTCGAAGCCAGCTGAACGTAAGGCGCAGCGCCGAGAATTGCCGTTGGTCCGCCAACAGTAGCCTTACCCTTGAAAGCCATTGTACCAGTGACGATAGCTCCCGAGTTGATGGTAAGATCGAACGTGTCAACGCGAAGACCATCAGCAGTCATGTACTGACCGATATCGTTGTACGCCGTCTCGATACTGAAACTCTGCGGAATGATATTGGCGATATTGCCAGGGTTACGAAGCATCGAACCCTTGACTGTGACACCGATCGTCGAATTGTTGTTCGTGCTCGGAGCTGGCGTGACATAGATTTCGTCGTTCGAAACCTGAGTAACCTTGAACACGCCGCGCTGAGAAGCGTCACCACCAGAGAAGTTCGTGACGGTGAAGTTTGCGTCCAAGCTGAAGTTGACGACGGTTGCGACAGCACCGGTGTCAGTCGTCTTGACGATCGTTGGTGCTACACCTGCCGCCTTGAGCGTCAGGATGGCAGCTGCGCCGCTTACGGTCACATTGAGCGCCGATGCGTTGATGGCGTTCTGGATCGCAGCCTTGAGGTTCTGTGCCGTCGCGGTAGCCGTGATGCCAGGAACGAACTGATACGGAGTAGGAGCCGAGGCAACGCAGGTAAATGCGATGGTGTTGACGCCATCGAAGATGGTTTCAACGTCACCGGCAGTGGCGATACCGCTGAAGGTGATAGTGCCGGTCTCTTCGACATCGCTAGTTGCGACGATCGAACCGCCAGCCGAATTCAGGTCCTTGAGTGTAACAGTTGCGGTTGCGACCGAAGCGCTAACGTTCAGATGACCAAGCAGACGAGCTGCATTGACAGCTGCCGCGAAGTTGACTGCTGAATCAGCTGCAACGGCGCCGACTGCAAAATCGGTTCCGGCCGTAAGTTTGACTGTGCTTACACCATCAAAGACGGAGATCGCATCGCCAACTTCTGCAACCTTGTTGAACAGAACGGTGCCGGACTCGAAGCCAAGACCCTCGAAGAAAAGGTTCTGACCAACGGAAATCTGTCCAGCCGCAATCGCCGAAGCAAATGCGTTCGTAGTGTTGGAATCGAACGAAGAATGTCCGCCTGTACCGGAACGAATCGCGACATTCTTGAGGATCATGACATCGTTGGCGTCCATGACCTTCGTTGTGGAAGAGCCGGCTTCCACGACGAACGGAGTGCCAGTGACGGTGATCAGCGTATCAGAGCCGCTGAGGGACGTGCCGGAGATTGACCAGTAACCGTTATTGACAGGGTTGATGAAGCCATCGGTCTTGATGTAACGATTGGCGGTCAGATAGGCGCGAACGTCTTGACCGAGAATCTTGATGGTGTTGTTGGCAGTGATCGATACAATGGCGCCAATCCAACGATCGAAAGTCATTGGACGCGTCCAAGTGCCGAGCATGAATGCCTGCATGAAATCGTCGTAAGAGCCCGCCGACCACTCGAAGTTGACAGTACCGTCCGACATTGCATCGGTTTCGATAATGGATGAAACCATACGATCAGCACGAATTTCGCTACTGACTTTGGTTCCCTTCGTTACAGCGATCGAAGAGTTGGTTAGACGCATCTCACGGACGTTACCGCCCGCCGGTATTACGCCCCAGGCGGAAACAGACTCAGGAATGTATCGAAGAGATACGCGGTTGGAGTCCGCAAAAAGCTTGACAGCCATGATAAAAACCTTCGCTTGGGTTAGGTTAAACAGGATTCGGCATTTAGAGAATAGAGAGAAATACTCGATGTGTCAATGATTTTGGTGAACGGGTCAGAATTATTATTGTCCTGGAAGAGCAGGTGCTTCGTCACGGTAAAAACTAATGCTTACAGAATTTCTTGCCCAGCCTTCCAACTGACCCAAATATTTGTCATCTGCGGTTCTACAAATGACACGAGCGCCATCGGGTAGCATGAACGATTTACGCTCAAAGACTTTGCCAACGAAATCAACTAGCCGATTCAATAACGTAGAGGTTGTATCTTCCGAGACCAAGCAATCAATCTGGATTACCCCAGGATGACGAACAACCGCGCTCTCCTTAAGTTCTGTCTGCTTAGATGACCCGGCAAGGATGTGAAGAGAAACGTAAGCATCGTGAGGTTGATTAAAACGAACGTTCTCGAACTGTATTGGTACATTAAGGTCGCCAGCACCAGATAAAGCAAAAAGAAGCATTCCTCCGATTGTTTGTTCTAACGTAGTTTTTGACATTAAAGAAGCCCTATCATTGCCTGCACTTCAGATTCCGTTATGCGGATCATACCGCCTGGACTGCGCGAGCGCTTGCTTGTTGGAAGTTCACCGTATTCTAACATCTCTGTGCGAGGATTATCGTTCGATAGAACGTATTCATGAAATGGATCGGCTGGATTCACTAAATTACTTACCTCGGCGTCAACTGCGGCAGTTGCTTGAGCGCGCATTGGCTCTGAACCGAGTGCAGCTCCTCCGGTATGACCAAAAGTAGCAATCTGTTCTTTCGAATATTTTTGCTCAGCCGCAGCACCCTCACCACCACCAACACCGTCCGAAGACCAGTGCCATGCGCTTATAGATTCGCCGGACCAAACAGGATGTCGACTCAAGACACCTTTATGTACCTGATTGACAACTTGTCTCACCTTTACGGAAAAGGTTGCGATAAATTCAACCTGTGCAGCTGTGAGCGCAGCAATTGCTGCTTCTATGCCTAAGACCGGCATTATTTTTCTCTTACGTGCAAGATATTCAGCAAACCATCTGGCGCCGAAAGATTTCTCATTAAGTTCCAGCTCTGTCCATTAAAATCCAATGTGTCCGTCAAAACTGGAACCAAACCTAGAACATCTCCCGGAAAAATGACCTTGCAATCATTGTACTTGACAACATCGTTATCGATCTCTTTCAAGTCAAAAGCAACTATTGCTGCTTTTGGAATTATTATTGAACCATCCGAACCGCTGTAGGTCCCGGTGGTAGGATTATAGGTTGTTGACTTGGTATGATAAGTAACAACGGTAGTAAGATCGCCAATAATGCCAAAAGCCGATGTAATTGCTCTTGAAAGAGTGTTGCGCAAACCCATGATTATGCCGCACGAATTCTGCCGAAGCTACCAGTTCCGCCACGAAGGAAGCCAAGACCTTCGATAAGAAAGCGGAGAGCCATCGGAATTTGAGGAAGACGATACGTTGCTTCGAACCCGAGTTCGATCACGTCAACTTTCAAACGGATAAGTCCATCGGTCGTGCGCTCGACGGTGCGATCCTCAATCATGAGGAACCGAGCCAGTTCAGCGGTCGCCTGGACGAGCTGAAGCGGAATGGTGTTATTCCCTATCGGGTTGCCATCAGCATCGTTCACGCCCGTTCTAGGCCAGCGCAAAGGGCTAGTGGCGAGCGTTTTCGATCCATTCCAAAATGCGTGCTGATCTAGGTAGCGTGTGCTCCATACGACAAGCGCAGCCTGATCGTCTGGCGACAAAGCAGCCCACACTGGATTGACAATGATGTTGGCGGAAATATAGGCATCAGCGTCAGCCACTGATATGTAGCTATTCGCCGTTGGATCAAGTCCACTGCCTGTTTCAACTACTACAGTTACGCTCAAAGGCTTTCACCCATTCTTTTGCTGTCTTAGATCGAACAACGTCTTCGGAAGTGAATTCGATGATATCGGCGTCGATATCGTACTTCTCAATCATGTCGATGACAGTTGTCAGACCAGGATTATCGATATCGCACTGATCCATATCACCGCAAACGATAAGCTTGGAATTCTCACCAATTCGAGTGAGAAACGTGCGAAGGTCCAACAAAGTACAGTTCTGAGCTTCGTCCAAGATCACGATTGCGTCATCGAAGGTCCGACCGCGAATGTGTTCGAAAGCAACAATTTCAATGCGACCTTGATGCTTAAGCTGATCGATCGTCGACACTTGAGCCTCAGCTGCAAACGCATCCCAAATTGGGCGCATCCACGGCTCTAGCTTGTCGTTCGCATCGCCGGGTAGGAAACCAAGTTTGTGATGAAGTTGAGAAACTGTTGGTCTCGCAACTATAACACGGTAGAAGGCGTTATCCAGCACCTTGCGGATCGCAAAGCGCCCGGCTACGTAAGTCTTACCAGTTCCAGCGCCGCCTACTGCGAAAATTTGATCAGCTTCATTCAGACTGTCCAGGTAATCTTTCTGATTTTCAGTCTTAGGAATCAGGGTGCTTTGCTGCTTCACTCTAGCTCTTTTCACAGCCTTGCGCGAGGCTCGACGTTGAGCCTTCTCAGAGACAAGATCGGGTGCAGTCATGTTAGACAGCCTTGTCGGCTACCTTTGGCTTCACGAGTGTTGTTTCTGCCGGAGCCTTCGGCGGCAGGAACGTTGTGGTTTTGCCCGGAACGGTGTCATGAAGCTTCTTCAGCTCAGCCTCTGGCTTCATATGCGTCGCCAAAGGTGATTCTGGCTTGAACAGAGGAGCTGGCTTGGCGGAGAAAGTCCAGCCATCTTGCAAAGTAAGCTTCTTTGCGAGTTCTGGCGTGACTTCGAACATATCACCCTTTGGATCAAAAACTTTCATCAACATGGTATCACCACTACGTGAGAGGAAAAGAAGGGGCTTGCTTTCAGTATTTTGTTATCGTTAGCCCCAATATTGTGATAATAGCGTAAGCGTAAATAAAGTCCAGCAAATTTATCGAACAGGTCAACAAAAAACCCGGCAAGTTACCTCGCCGGGCTGAATATATCATTCGTGCTGAAACCGTTATCCCAGGTTGTCGACCAACTTGGAGAGTTCGAGAGCCAGGGTCATCTGTGCCTTGCGACCGTCGAGCTTCGTCGAATAGTGGTCCTCAGCGTACTTCAGAATGTCGTCCTTGGACATATTGGAAGCATCGAATGTTGGAGCGTCCGAGCCGCCGGAAAAGTCCGGAACTTCTGCGTCCGCTTGACTGTTGTCGTCGCCTTCGTCACCTTCAGCATCATCGACCGGAGCCGCAGCTGACTTGACAACTACTGTCGTTGTGCCATCGCCTTGATCGTCTGACTCTGGCGCGGCCTCCATTGCCGGCTTGTCGCGATAGACGACAACTGGTGGACTACGTGTCCACTTCAGATGCTGAACCATGTCACGCGCGTTGAGGAGCGGCATGACATGCTCTTTGCCTGTAAGGTCATAGACCTTTTCGTGCGTTGCTGGAATCTTCTTTGCCATTTTCGTTTTCCTTGTGTTGTCGGGTTAGGTTTAGTGTCCGGAGACCGGAGCTGCGTAAGCCCAAAAGGCTAGGCCGGCAGTCTGTGCAGCAACAGCCGTAACTGTTGCGACGTTACCAGAGTCAGTGTGCTCTGTGATCGATCCGTTCGTGGAGCCGAGCGCACCGTTGCGATTGACAAAGCCAACCTCAGTTGCATTCAGTTCGAAAGCCAACCACGCGTTCTTCGTTGGGTCACTGATAAGTCGATCTCCCCAAACGTGAGAAGGGTTGTTGACCGCCAGGACAAGATTGGACGCTGTGTCAGATGCACTTACACCGGTTGCAACACCAGCTACGCCGCCGGTGAAGTCAGTGACGGTGAGATAGGTGTTCGCGTCTACTTGCTTGGTGATTGTCGCACCAGCTGCATGTAGAACGTTGAAACCGACGTTGTTCGCGAGATTGGTGATCGTAAGCGTAGCGCCGGCACCGGAGACGCCAACCGAAAGATTGCCAAGGGCAACTTCGTTGAGAATGACCGCCTTCAGGTTCTGTGCGGAATCAGTTTGCGATGCGCCAACTCCTACCGAGTACGGAAGATAGAACAGCGGCGTGCTGGCATAGACAAACTGGACCGCCGGATGAATACCGTCATTGATCGTGAGTTCATCACCAGGAGACATGGCGCCAGTAGCAAATACAAGCGTAGCCGCGTCATTGGTTCCGAACAGAATGTCTGTTACCATAGCCGCCATCGCCACGCGAGTCATTGCTGCGCCGACGTTGGTTGTTACCGTTAGCGAATCTGAACCCGAGTGGAGAGAGTAGATCGACACGACGTTGGCGAGAGCAACAGCCTTCACACCGACGAGCGCGCCAGGAGTGCCGTTGACAAATGCTGCAAAGTTCGCAGCTGCGGTCGGACCATCGGTTCCAAGTGGAACCTGCGTGCCCGGCGTAGTGCCGAAAGTGAACGCAACCGAATGTGCGGCTGAGTCAACAATCGTAACCACGTCGTTTTGGATTGGAGCACCAGAGAAAGTGACTGTACCGACATCATGCGTGGTGTCGGTCAGGTAGATTTCGTCGCCGGCAGCTGCTGCGCCAATGAAGGTATCATAGGCGACCGGATAACCGCCAGCCATGGTGACGTAAAGGCCGAAGAATTCATCGGTTGTCGCTGCGTACTGTTGAATCTGTTCGCGCGAAACTACAACGCGAGCAACTTCCGACTGTCCATTGGCGGGAGCAGGAAATGATTCAGTTAGGATGGTGTGCGGAGAAATGGAGAGATCAGCTTGAGCGGCACTGACTACGGCAATGGTGTAAACCTCGCCATAGTGTCCCGGCAGCACGCCGAGATTGAACCAGATGCTGAATTCCTGAAGTGTGGCAACATCGCCCGGCACATTCCAGTATGCGTCAAGATCGTCTATCGGCAAAGAGCTGGAATAGAAAGCGGTAGCGATATTGGCTTGCCCGACAGCATACAACGCTGATGCTGCATCAGGTGTAAACTTGGAGCGCGATGCGTTTGCAGTCATGGTGAGCACTTCCAAAAAAGCGAGGAAAAGGGTGTAAACCCAACAACGGACGCTGTTAGGCGTCCGTCGTGTTTGATTAGGCGCCGGTATTAGCCGAGACGACCGCCGCTGTCGGGGAACGGTGCAGCGAAAGCGTAGAACAGGAACGACTTCGTTCCGGAGCCACCGATCGTGACATACACGTCCATGAATGCGGGATCAGCTTCACCGACTTCCGCAAGCAGTTCGCGTGCGATCGGGATGTAGTAGATACCCGGAGCTGTGATTGCCGGCATCGTGAAGACGGTGCTGGCGTTGTCCATTGCAACTTCTTCGTCGGTACGGACTGTAACGACGTAGGATTGCGAGGAGTCGTGGAGCGATGCGCCGACGACGAGAACAATCATGAACTCTTGATTGATCGCGTATTCGCCAGGACCGTTCCAGTAAGCCTTCAGCTTCTGAAGGTTGAGCTGAGCGACGGAAGCGCCAGACGCTGTAAGAGCTGCCTGACCACTGTCCTGAAGAATCAGGGCACTGTCAAGAGCAAAGCGGACGCGAGATGCATTGGCAGTCATGTTTTTGTTTCCTCTTAAAGAGTTGTTGTTACGGCAGAACCGTAAACGTTACGCCGTGACTGCCGCGTCAGTGATGCCCCATACGCGAGCCGCAGCGCGACCGTGCATGATTGCGAGACCAACGAGCCATTCAACGCGAGTACGAAGGACCGGCTTTGCGTTGATTTCACCGAGATCGGTGACTTCCATGGCGCCGTTCTGTAGGCCCGACACCATACCGTCGCCAAAGTTGACAACGTAGATGGAAGTGGAGACAGCGGAACCAGCAGGACCGGCTTCGTTGTAGTCGATGATACGAGCACCGGTGTCATCGTAGTCAGCGATCAGGATAGGTAGATCGTTGTACATCGTGACGCGGCGACCGAACTCGTCTTCAGCGAAATCGATATCACCACCGACTGCGATGGTACGTGCAGCTGCGGTGAGGCGACGACGCATAGCCTTCGACATGACCAGGGCGTTCGGGCTATCGACTAGATCGATTGCCTTGTCCAGAGCCGAAAGAGAAAGCGGCGAGTTGTTGGACGGAGAAACGAGGTTTGCCGGGATGATCTGGTTGCCGACGATGCGGACACGAAGACCATCGAACTGACGCGGGTCAATAGTGGAGTCACCGTTGATGACCTTGCCAGCAAGGTAAAGACTCATCGCCTTGACCTTCATGCCCTCATGCTGTGTGCGGACAGCCGGACCACGGGTCTTGATCAATGCCTTGTCGACATCGAGATCGCCACCAGCGATACGAAGCACTTCAGTCTGCGGGTTCAGCACGCCGACGCTTTCCGGATAGGCTTCATTGAAACCACGGAATGCGACGCCAGGAAGAGTACCTTCCTGATTGTAGCTGAATGAGCCACCGATAATGTCCTCGAACGGCAGAACACGGAGAACATCCGAATTTGCCGCGAACATTTCGATAATAGCAGCGCGCTTAACGTCGCCGCTGTTGATCTTGCTCGCTTCAAGTAGAGTGACAGCCATTTTCTTCTCCTGTGCCGTTAGCCGGCATCTTTTTCGTTCTCTGACATTATCCCGGTCAGCTCAGGTCTACGAAGCGAGCAAGATATTGGTTAAGCGTTCTTAACCTTACCTTCGTTCGCCATTCCGAGGCGGGTAAGTGCGGGAAGTCTGTTGAACTCCTCGCGCGTCATGCCGTTGTAGTCTGTCTTGCCCTTGTTCCCGGCAGCGCCGCCACCAGAAGAGCCCTTGAAGAAGTGCGGTGCGCGCTCCTTAAGCGTCTGAATCCATTCAAACGCCGTCATTGGAGTTGTACCGTCCGCGCCGTAGATAACTGCGGATTCGCCATCCCGAGGGACAACATTCCCGTTTTCTTCGACGTGGAAAACACCGTAAGCACGGTTGAGAATATCAGGTAGAGCTTGTGTCTCTACTCCGCTCTTCTCACTGAGAACTGCGTCTGTGATACAACGATCAACCAAGCTTTGATTGAACTTGCGGTCAGACTCAGATGCCCGAACTTCGGCTGAGGCACGCTTTTTCGCCTCTTCGGCGAGCTGGCTATCGTACCCAACCTTCATTTGTTGTGTACGCTTTGTTACCTCAGCTTCGATATCCTCAGTGGTCTTCAGCTTGCCATCTGCAACCTTCTGGTTGGTGGCACGAAGTTCGTCGATCTCTGCAAGCAGGTCTTCGAACTTCTTATCCTTTGGGATAAGCGGAACAACCTTGTCCCATTGAGCCTTCAAAGTGTCGCGTTCCTTGGAAAGTGCGATGTTGTTATCGCGGAACTCGACCAACTTTGCTTCCGGGACCACCTTGACAACGAACTTACCAAGATCGTTTTTCGTCTGCGTTCCCTTCAAGCCCTCTGGAATAGAGGCTTCGTCGTCATAAAGAATATCAGGCATTTTGATCTCCCCGAGACCTTAGTGTTAGCACCGTTCTTCTACCAGAAGTACAGCGGCAATTCGACCCGAATTGCTTTTTACTTTTATGATAATGCGCAGAAAGTTAAAATAAGTCAAGTTATCAATGCGAACGGGTCATTTTCTTTTCGATTTTTTCTTCAGTTACCCTTTCAGAGCATTACCGATCTTGATCAAATCCGGCAGAATCTCAAAGAATTTCTGAATTCCGCCGACCTTATCAATGAGATCAGCAACATCTGCGCTGTTGTTAGCAATGAGAGACAGAACCTGATCCATCATCGATTTGGTCTCAGGCGGCGGGATCATCGACAGAATCTTGTTAACGATAGCGAGTGCTTGGCTATCGTTCAATTTTGGACCGGTCGTGGACGCAAGCATCGTTTGAATTGCAACTACGCCAGCGGTCTTGTTAAAATCAACCATATTGATTACTCCGTTTCATTTTTGCATTATGATCAGTTTGCTTAAAAAATCAAGGAAAACACGAACCGGGTCATTTTTTACTTGACAAAACCAAAATTATTGGCAAGATGGCGAAAATTCCGAGTTGGTTGGCATTTCACAATTCCGCCATATTTTAGGAGCAAAGAGCTAATGGGTAACGGGTCACACCAGTCCTATAATCAAGGATATCGTGGGTATTTCAGCTCAGCTGACTTAGACGAAAATCCATACGACTACGGGACACCTGAGTTCATAGCCTGGGAAAAAGGCTGGAAAGAAGCCGAAGATGATGACAGCGCCGCAGCCGATTTCGACGGATTTGAGGAACCCGGCCTCGATTATCTCCACTATGAGCGTTGGGGAGGAGACGGAGATGACGACGATTGAAATCGAGGATACTGTCCGCGAACGAATCAAGGAAATCGAAAGGCTTCGCAAGAAGCCGCAGATTCCTTTGGGCGAGGACGGTAGGCCGATTCCTGTGCCAGTCCTGCCTCCAAAACCGGTCGAACCGCTGCCGATCGTGGCTGACGCGAAAGCCGAGGAACATCCGGATCACGAAGTCCTCAAGCTCGCCGACGACGGCTGTCCGCATGTCGACGATACCGAGAGTTCTTAACCGACACGACGTAGGCGTTCCTCAAGGAGCAGTCTACTGCGGTCGCGGCGGACGCGGGTTGCCCCGATCTCCATACTGCAACCCGTTTTCGATGCGTGGTGACACTCTCGCTGAGCGCAATCGGGTCTGCGATCTCTTCGAACGGCACATCCTGCCAACTCTCGACGTGAGTGATCTTCGTGGAAAAGATTTGGTGTGCTATTGCGCGCCGCAACGCTGTCATTGTGACGGTATTTTAAGGAAAGCCAATGCTTGAATCTCGGATTGTCTCGTGCAGGAAACTAGAACAGGTAGAAGACTTTCCTGGTCTCTATATTTCCGAAGACGAAATGCTTATTCTCTTCGAAGCTCCTTCCCGTGGACAGGTCATCTATCCAGGGAGTAGCACATACAAAATAGGGCACTATGCTCATAATTGGGCGATGCCTCAATTCAGACGCTTCGAAGGCGAAGTAACTATCAAGCAAGCACCGAAATGGCTGGATCGCAAATGATTACACTGAAAATCGGCATCGAATACATCAACGGTGTCATCGCCTACGGCACGGAAGTGCCAACGACCGAAGCAAAGGCCGACGAGCTGGTGAAGCTTTTCATCGTTACTTGGTTCCCAGGCGCCAAGAACGACACTGGCTGGATCAAGCGTGACGGCTTGACTCTCCGCTCATGGGAATTGAACCCGAGCTTCAAGGTCGTTTTCTGGAAGAAGAAAATATGAGAAAGGCAGACGCACAGGTTCTGATAAATCGTCAGCGCTTCGTCAATAGACTCGCAGAGATGGAAATGACTCTGCGCAGCATGGCGCGCGTGTCAAATTTTTCGAAAGACATGTGCAAAGATTTCGAAAGCCTTGCCGATCACATGCAGTCGACGATCGCGAAAACCAGAAAGCATATTGAGGAGTGCGTAACATGACCTTCAGCGAATGGAAGACGATGATCGATATCGTCGAAAAGTTTCATCCAGGCGAACGCCTATTTGATGGCGTCGAGCACGATATCGCCTATATAAACCTTACCGAAGATAATGTTTCCGAAGACTCTGAGGACGGTAAGAAGCTGGTAGCGTTCGGCTTTTTCGTCGAAGACGACGGCTGGGCAAGATACGTATGAAACTGAAACTTTGGCTATACTGGCACCTGCGCGATCTCGCGTTTCCTGTCTATGATTGCGAAGATTGTATAGGCATGATTCAGCACGGTTGCCAGTGCGCCTATTATGGCGCACCAGCGCCGGGTGTCAAACCAGAACGCTGGCGTGCTTGGCTTCAGGCTCGATTGAGTTAGAGCCAGATAGCTTGCTGGATGCGTATCAGTCTACCTGATGGCGGTGGTGGAGTTACGCCTACTTCGGTGTAATAACCGGTGGCAAAATATCCAGAGCGCCAATATTGCCCGCCAAAATATCGACGAGCAAACGTTACACCGATATCCGTAAATACAGTGAAATACTTATCGGCAAAATATCGAGAGCCAAAGTATCTCATTGGATTTACGTCAAGTCAGATACAATAGCAGTTCTGTTGCCTGATCCATCAACAGTTGCAGTTACACGAGTCTTGCTATCCTGTACTGCATTTCTGAAGACTTCCGTTCCGGTTCCAGCTCCGGAAAGCTTACCACCAAGAACAGACATTGCAAAGCGCCATGCTTGACGCATTGTCAATCCAGTCTCAAGTGCATTCGCGCGATCCAGAAGCCCATCAGCATTCTGAATTGCTGTCGGAACTGCGTCAACGTCGGTCTTAACCGCCGCGATATCAGCACTGACGCTTGCACCAGCCGGCGCTCCCAGGCGAGACATGATAGCATTAGTTGCACCAATGATAAGAGTCTCGTCAGCGGGTGCGGCTGTCAGGTTATCCGTCTTTACCTTGATCGCAGCAATGTCGGAATTATCCGGCGCAGTGTAGCCCGACGTGGCAAGACGAGACGAGACAGCGGCATCGAGATCGGCGAGGCGAGCATCTCCGAGCGCCGTGAGGCCAGCACCAGCGTCTCCGATCGTTGCCTTAATGGCCGCGATATCGCTATTGTCCGGCGCGGTATAGCCGGACGTGGCGAGACGAGACGAGACAGCTGCGTCGAGTTCAGCGAGGCGAGTGTCGCCAAGCGCCGTGAGACCGGCGCCGGCAGCTCCGATTGTCGTGTTAGTGTCTTTTTCAAGCTTGCCAAAGGTTCCTGCCGTAACATGTGCGGCGGTCGTAGCATCCCAAACCGCTGCCGCGATCGTTGCTGCACTAGCTGGCGCAGCGATGGCGTCAGTTTCAGCTGCAATCTCGGCAAGGTCCAGAGAGATGGAAGCGAGAACCGGCGCTCCCAGGCGCGCGAACGCGTCGCCAGTCATTGCCGGCGCTGTCGCAGATTTCCAACCGAGGACGTTCGAATCTACTTGGTTTGTTACGGTGAACGAAAATTTATTGGTGACGACCTTGATTGCTGCCGTATCGACCTTCGCTGCTGCCACGTCAGCCGAAACCGAAGCGCCAGCGGGGGCACCAATACGCGCATAGGTTAATGACTCTTTGGCGTCAAGATTGTCACCGAATGAACCGGCAATGGTATGACGTGACTTCGGTTCATCCCAAATCTGCTTCACAGTCGGTGCTGTAACCCTCCAACTAGAACCACCGGTTTGATTTGTAGCTGCCTGGATGTCAGCACTAATACTTGCGCCCTGTGGCGCTCCTAAGCGAGTGAATATGGCAGATGTTTGAGTATATGTCAGTGATGCTTTGGCATCAAGGAAAGAGCCAAATGAACCAGTGACATTATGAGCTGACTTTAATTCATCCCAAACTCCCGCCACGATTTGCGCCGTTGGCTGCGGGTCCCATGCCTCGAACATGAATCCGCCCCAGGCGTCTGCACCTGAAGCATCGTTTGGTCCGCCATATTTGATGTTGGTTGAAGCAACAAGAACTTGCACGGCATAGGCCGCATCGAAATTAGCTGCTCCGGCAGTAAGTCCGGTGGCAATAAATTCTGCTTCAAGCGAATAAGATATAGTAGCACCACTTCCTGTCATCGGATTGTATTTTGGAACAACACGACCAATGACAGTAGCTCCCTTCAAAACACCAAACAAAAGCGATGGCGTCGTGGTTGCTCCGGTAAGAGCACAACGAAGCTTGAAAAGGACCTTACCGTGAGCTGGAACGACCACGCTAATTCGAAGATTCGTGGTGTCAAACGCCGTCAGCGCCAGAAGCGAGGATGTTGCCTTGCTAGCTGCCGACGCTGGATCGTACAATTTTGAAGAAAGTAGATTCACGTTAGACCTTACTTCCCTTGAACGTAAATGATAGACCAGACAACGTGCTATCAACGACTGATGGAGCTACAAGCGTAAATACATCACCTGGATTGAAGGTAACATCGGCGGCGAAAACGAAGTCTGCTATTGAATCCACATCGAATGTTGCAGTACCGACTTCAACGGCGTTTTGCTGTATCGAAAACACCGGTGAGCCGGTTGCGGCTAAAATTGACTGTCCCAAACTTCCGACCAAACCGCTTGGAAACGTGACCGCCGTCGCGACGAGATATTGAATGAGGATTTCCAAAGAGCCCGGCTTGCCAGAGGCAAAGCAGGACAGATCGAACTCCACCACGCCGCTACCGTCGCCACCACCACCAGGGACGCCGGCAGGACCGCGAGCGCCACGTCGAACGGCAGACGCAGGGATCAACGATCGACGCTTGATCGGGACAATGCGAGGCTTCACGTTCCATTACTTTTTCTGAAACCCAGGATTCGAGCGGGCAGCATGCGGCTGTTTCTTCAATTTGAGCCAGTTTGGCTCAAGTTTCGGACCAGTCACCTGACGGCTCGACGGCTGTGTTTTGGATTTTGTTTTGACAATCTTGACCATTTTGAAACAGTTGCATAAATGGCGAAGAAAGTAAAGAATTATGGCAATCGGGTCAATTCAAGGAAACGGTGAATATCTCGGCACACCGTCCAGTAGACCGAAGAAACATTCAACTGACCGAGAAAATTTTATCGGATAGATGATTGACAAAGATTTGTACTGAACGTGCCAAATGTCCTTGTCACAATTCCAGATAAAGTCTAATATCTCGTAAGCTGTCTGTCTTACGCAATGTACCCACTTTGTTCCGATCAAATCAGGGTCAGGGACGTAGCCATTGCTATCGGGCGATAGGTAGTCCATTATGCCCTACTACCGATAACAATACCGATGAAAAACGCCATCAAAACGAGAAGAAAAAAAGGATCAGGCATCATTTCACCGGCTTCCTGTTACGAACCCGAAAGATTTTCGGGATAGGACTTCCAGGAAATATGTCGATTTGCTTGGAAGAGATCATCTTCTTGTGATAATCGATCAGAGGACTCTTCTCAATCTTGCTAGGTTTTCTCTTTATCGTTGTCATGGTTGACAAACCGAAATCTTGTTGGTGTCCAGCGTCACCGCACCAATCATAGCCATCGCCGAGCCACATTGGAGTGCAGCGCCGGTCGTTAGCGTGATGCTGGCTTCAGCCATAATGTTGCCGACGAAAACAGTGCCAGTCCCGAGTGTTGCCGAGCTTTGAACCAACCAGTAGACGTTAGCTCCCTTGGCACCATTGATCAGCTTGACTGAGGACTTGCTGGCTGTAGTGAGAGCACTGCCGATGTCGAAAATGAAGACAGCATTCGGATCGTTCTTGGCGTCCAACGTCAAAACACCGGTCAGCTGAGCTGAGCTGTCAAACTTGTACATACCGGTATGAAGAGTCATTCCGCCGAGATTCTTGCCGGTCAGATCACCAGTAGGCGCATGAGTGACGACCATGTTGTGAAAAGTTGCAAGGTCCTTCTTGACCTGAACCGCAACCGTATCGTCAACGTGCCCGACGCCGGCAATATGCCCCGGAGGAAAACCAGTAATCGCACTGCCAGGACTGAGCCCGACGTTCCCAGTGATGACACTGTTGCCTGTATTGGTGATAGTTGATCCGGCGATGACGCCGAAACCGAACAAGTTCGCAAACGTCATGTCTTGAGCTTGTACGGCGGTTGCCAGAAGCAACGAAGCCGCCAAAACGGCGGCAAGTAGTTTGGATTTCATCGGGATTTCCTATATTGTTGAAAGGCCAGGGGTGATGGATATGAACCACCATATCTCAGCATTCCTGCCGAGCGCTCTGCTTGAGCTAACCCCCGAGTGCCAACGAAACTTATATCTCGCCAACGCCTTTGACGAGAACGCCACCATCGAACCCGAGACCACTGTCTCCTTCAATGATCAGCGTGCCACCATCGAGATCAAGACCGCTGTCTCCTTCGAAACCAAGCGTATCTTCGCCAGTGATCACGTCGCCGACGCCTTTGGACTTCGGTCCAGCGCCGAACCAGCCTTCATTGAGTGTCTTTGTCATTGGATTCACCATTGGTGTTATTATGAAATTGTCGGCTCTAATTCTCTTGAATTCAGGCTAGAGCCAATCAGAACTTTGGAAGCCGGCGTTAGCCGGTTACGGTAACGACAGGAGGCGCTGCCACGAGACCACCGATGTGGAAATAGCTCCAGAAAGCGGTGAAAACGGCGACGATAGAGGCGCCGATTGTCTGCGTGTTAACGACACCTGTGAAGATCGGTAGAGCGCCAGCGCCGGAAACAAACGCGATTCCGATACGCAGGACTCCAAGGATTTGAGCCCACATGTGTGTTGTCTTTTCTGTGAAGTGCGGGAGCTTGCTTCCGGTGCTCCCGCGAAACCGGTATTTCCCTCAATAGCCGGCGACCAACTCCGGCAACAGGTCATTCTCTCTATATAACGTGTTTTTCACACTACCCCCGATGCATTTTTCACAATCACCCTCGGGAGAACAGGGGTTCGTTGTTACTTCTTCTTCGGCGGAGCCTTCTTTGCAGCTGGCTTCTTGCCGGAATTCTTCTTCGCCATATACGCTTTCAGCGCTGGCGGTAAACCCTTCTTTACCATTTCAGTTCCTTTCGAGAGGAAAGCGAAGCCGAGAGAGCTTCACAGACATAAGCGTCTCCACTCTTCTCGGCCTTGACGCACTGGAAGTACGTCGTGCTAATTGTTGCCGGATTCTGTTTCTAGGTTCCGGCGGACCCAACTCACGTTAGGAGCTTACGCTGCCATCGCGAGAGGAAGTGCATTGTCATTGGCTGCATTTATTTAGCCACAGTATCGACACCGTAAGTCCCTACACAATCAGTCGATCCTATTTCAGCCCCATAAGGTTTGGTGGAGCTGTCGGGTACTGCCCCCGAGTGCTCGATTGTTTCGAAAACCACAGCTTTCGTTCGTCGATTATTTGACTGTAAACTTCTTGGAACTGTATGTCAAGCAAAAAGTTTAGAGATGACCGAAATAACCGCCGCTATAGCCGCCGAACAAGGCTAATAGGACGATGATGATGATGATGATCCAGAGGAGATTGCCTCCACCGTAACCTGGACCGGGACCGCCGCCAGCAACGACTGGTCCGCGATTGTAGTTGGTGTGCCAATAGTATCCGCCGCCTCCGACGCCGAACACGAGAACCAAGATGATGATGACGAGAAGCATGGTGAAATGTCTTTCCAGTTTCAAAGGAAGTTTTTTCGCTTTTGATCTTAGTCAGAAATTGTCTTTTTGTCAAGCATAGGGTCAATTCCAGTAATTTTGGCGTAAACGCTAGGTTTTGCTATCTGAATCATCCTGAGACGCCCGGCAAACATGGCTCCGCGCCTGAGAGCGATGAATTGTTGCTCGGGTGTAATGTCGTAGTGAGGCCAACGCTTATTGTCAAACCACTGACGCTTCAAGTGAAGCCTATCGATCGCGAACTTGTGCAGTTCGGATAGATCAACGGAGTCCGTGAACAAGTGGCACCAACGCTTGCCGCGCTTCTTGTACTTCCTCGGATTATCCACGAAAACGGTCATGTAACTCTCTGCCCACTTCGTATTCGAACTCGCCCATGGTATAGGAAGGCGGCATATCCCAGGCCAGAAAGCCAAAGCGACCCGGCGGCTCATGACGATACTTCACCGTTCCGTGAAGAATGCGGGCGTCAAGCCGGTATAAGGTTCCGACCGGGAAATCACAGGCGCCGCAGCTGTCGAACATGAACAGATAGTCAATATCGTTTCTGAGGACCACGCCGTAAGTCAGAAGATCATCTTCCGTAGGATCGATGTGAAACTCGACCGGACCATCCGAAATCCAGATATCGTTGTCCATCTGCGTCACCGGGTCGCCGATTGGAAAACTACCTACCAGATCAAAGAGCGGGCGCGGGACGTGAATGGCGCGTTCAAACACTGTTATCATTGCACTCACCAACGGATATCCGACGAAAGTACGTCGCGCTCGACAGTCTTCCATCTATCACTGATCTGCCCGCTGGCAATCGCCACGCCTTTTGCATCGCGGCGATTGACAAAGCGTCCTAGAGATGTAACAAAACCTTCGACATCCCCAGGTTTGGCGATTGAATGATCATGAAGTTCTGGATTGAGCGCCTGACGAAGCTCATAATGCGATCTGAAGCCACGACTGATCACTTCGTGATCGCGAATAATTGCTACCGCTACTATACACTCCATGTCTTCCTCCAAAATTTACGCTCTTCATCGTTGTCCTGCCCTAGAAAAGTGCAAAGCATCTGATCCAAGCGCTGCACTCGCATTTCCTTCAGGTTGGCAATCTCGATCAAATTTGGGATCAGGATCATCGTGCCACGCCAGCGCTCCCATGTGTTCGACTTGCACATTGGCGATAGGATCGTGCCGGCGATCGTCGACCGACCATCGTCGCGGCTGCAAGCAATCGCTCCAAAAGGTGCTTGAACGGCGCGGTCGCCCCACAGCTCTCCGAGCACGCTCATTTCAGTTTCTCGACGTTGAAGCTATCCAAGGTTTTCAACGGAATGAACATCTGGTCGCTCGGATTCGGCCCCCACCGAACGAACGCAGTGATGTGACTAAGCCCAATCACTTCCGCGTCGTGGTGAGGACCGCCGGGCGGCTCCTGGAAGCGAATCTTGTCGTGCAGCTGAAGATCATCAGGTTTCATCGAAATCCTCCATGATAGGGGCACGGTGCTCCAATGCCCCAAGGTACCAATATGAAGTCAGCCATTCCCAACTGTTGCTGATGGCAGGATTGAGCCTTCATGACGTAGAAGAAGGTTCCGTCAGTCGAGCATCGCGCCAGTTCCTGTGCCTTCCTGGTAGCCGCTTTCCTGGTCTTGAACTTAGCCGCGTTTCCGATAATCGGATCAGACGGACATGCAGTGCGCTCCGTGAAGACAGTATTGGTTATTGGATTCCAGACGATCCAAAAAGGTGCTTCGGCTGTCATATGATGATCCCCAATATCAGCCCGATCTTTCGAGCGGTTTCGAACTCCATGCGACGAACGTTGATGGTGCTGGGCAGATTGCGCTGTGCTAAAGCTGTCGCGATACGACCTCTACTGAGAGTGACCGCTTCACGCACTTGATTTAGCAAGGTATCGCCTTGCATCAAATCAACGATCTCTTTGTCTGTGTAACTGGTGAAATCACGGCAACGCTTCTCTTCCAAATCAAGCAGCTCTTGCTCTATTTCTTCTTGGAATGCAATTTCCGACCATTTTTGTATAAGCTGTAAGCTATTAACATCGGCAGGTTTTATAAGGCATATCTTATTACCATCATACCCTACTGTTTCCTCTGTAAACCTGAAATGCACCACGTCGTGATTGAACTCAACGGCTGCATCCGGGTTTGCCAATATAGGAACGGCCTGCGGCAGCATGATCGCAATTATCGGAGATGCGTCCGGTCGATAGGTGATCCATTCCTTTGCATGGTGAACCAGCATCTCCTCATAGCGCCTGACAAAGCGCCTTGGCAGCTGCTTAGAAAAGTGGATTTCCGTCATCGTCAAAACCATTGCTCAAGTTGTTGTCTCTTTCCATTGCTTCTCTGATCCCGCAATCACATGCCTCGCCACAGTAAGCGAGGCACATTTTTTCCGGACGCGGAGCACGCTCGAAAAGCTTGTCGAGCAAATCAGCCGGTGATCCTGGAATGTTCTGTATGTTTGGACCACTTTTCCTTTCCAGCCGACCTGTTACGGTTTCAAGCGGCTTGTCTTTGTTCGGCACGACGTTCAAGCTCCTTCTGACGTGCAACAGAGTGCATATAGAGATGCCGACGCTGTTCGGGAACCCTGACAGGTGCGATGGCGGCTCGACGAAGCAGACGCAGCGCCCGACGCTCGGGGCTCGACACCGCTAGACGGCGACCAGGACCCTTCTTGGTGAAGCTCAGACTGAAGTTGTCCTTCTTTTTTGCCGGCGGCTCAGCCTGATCGAACAACAGCGGGTCTTCGCCTTCAGGAAATGGCGTGCGGAACTCGTCAACTTCAATTTCCGTGTTCATTGTCGTCATACCTCTCTATACGGTACCTGATACCGTTTCTCTCAACCCGAAGATGGGTGACATCTTCGTCAAGCTCGATTTCCTCAGCTTCACGAAGCCGCTTAACAAGGCTCTCGAAAGAGATGAAGCCGTAGTCACCGCTCGGTGAATTTTCCTCAACCACTTTGTGATTAAGTAAATCGTAGAGCATCACCTGCTTAGCTCTCACGAGCGGCTTGACTTCGACGACCGTTGTCATTTTCGCTCCAAGCGGAAGGTGATTCCGCGTTTGTCAATTTCAAAAAATGTAACGACTTCATCGTCGTGAAACTCACGAGCCACACGAAGCTGTTCGACAAGCCGCTCGAAAGAGATGAAGCCGCTGAGTCCGCTCCGACTCTCTTCGACCACTTTGTGATGGATAAGATCGTAGATCATGGTGTCCACTTTTCTTTAGCAAGGATCGCCGTAAGGACGACACTCGAAAAACCTTCGACACTCGACTGAAGCCACGTAACCGAAACTTGATTGGTTTCCTTCTGAAGTGCATCAATGCGTTGATTAACACGCTTGCGGAATTTTGCTATATCATCCTTAGCAACGTCGCTGCCACTTGTCATGAGACGTGCAGTGAGGATATCGAGAATCATCATGCTGGACTCCAATGATCAGGCGTGCTGCCGCCTCCTCCTCTAAAGATGATCGCGAACAGTGCCGCTGCAACGATGACGCAAGTCAGTGCTCCGAGATCATACCACATTACGCCGCTACCGGTACCGTCACCGGCTCGCCATGCAATAAATCGTGATAGTAGTGGCGGCTGGAAAAGATGCGGCGATATTCGACTGGAATGCCTTGCTCATGAGCGCGCTTGATCCCATATTCCATTCCTCTCGATATGCCGCGATCGACGTAAACAACGCTGGCGTCCGCCACGTCGCGCCATGCGAGGCCGGCGTCGATCCCGAGCTGGCGTTCTGTCGGGATCGTGTCGTCCAGAATGCCCGGTTGGGTGTAAAGGATATGACTCGCAATCGGCGCTTCTCCCCTCAAAAGGGAGTCACGCACGGCATCGCGTGCATATTCGACGTTGGCTTCGATCGTCGCTGCGTCGCCCGCGTATGGCGATTCGACAATGACGAGACGCTTGTTGGTGAGAGTTGACGGAATATTGACCATATTTCCGAGTACGAGATTGCCAGCGTGAAGATCGCCGCCTACATTGAGTTCCATCAGATTCACTGCCTGTTAACCATGAATGACTTGCCTTTCATTGACACAGATCGAAGCGAATGTCAACTATATTCTGAAACCTTGACAAACTCGGAAATTTGTGCCACCTAGTAAAAAAGCAGAAGCAAATTGGAGGCTCAGATGGACGACAGTGAAGGCCCTGATCCGGCAGTAGATGCGATCAAGCTATTGAACGATCGTGGATATTTCGTCACCAAGCGTGAGAATCGCTACGATCGAAAAGACATGGTGAAGCGCTGCGGCATGCTCCGTGCCGGTGCGCTACTGATCGCCGGCTACAAAGTCCGCGATCCCGAGACCGACGCGTGGAGCAAGCTCCAAATTCACATGACCTATGACAACACCGTCATGGCTGTCATGGAAGAAGAAAGCGCCAAACTGTTCACCCGCTTCGTTCAAGACAACATAATGCCAACCGAAGCCGAGCTAAAGGCAGCAAGAATCAAGGCGGCGAAAGACCTGCGCGATTGGTTCCGCGCTGGCGACGACCCGCATGCCAAGACTCTGGCAGAGATGCTGGACGCTAGTCTTCAAAAGACAGGAGTTCTCTGATGTGGCGCTGTGAATATGTCGGCGAAGACCCTCTGTTGTTCGGCCGCGAAGGCTGGGCAGATGTCGGTGACAGTGATGAAACTGTCAGGGTCAAGTTCGACGGCGAGACCGAATGGGGCTTGTTTCAGCGCAGCGAGATCGACGATATCGAGCATGGCAGATAATAATGAACCCGTTTCGTGAAATCTACGATCTTCTCTCCGGTCGCGCCATGCGCGAACCGCAAATCGATCTCGATCGCAGCTACATTCCTTACTTCAAGGATCAAAACGAAAAGATCAAGGCGCTGACACGCGCGTTTGTCCTGGGCGTCGAGTGCAACGGCTGCATGGCATCCGATCACGTCCTCAAGTGGATCGGACAGGTGATCGGCTTTGGGGAAATGCCGAACAACCACGGCACCTATGCAGAAATACGCATTCTGAAGAAAGATGCCAGCGGCGACATTCGCGACGAAGATATCGGTCGACTCTTCGAAGCTGTTGCCGACAGTAGTCTTCAGTTCATCGTACCTGGATTGTTCATAAGGTATTACTGATGTACGGCATCTTTTGGTTTTTCTTCGCATGACCACCAACAAAGAACGCCTATGCCGCCGCATGCAAAGTGCGTACGACTACCAGGAAGGCTACGACCTGGATAGTTTAGAGGTTGGAATCGTGAAGTGGGCACTCCTCGATTCGATCGAGCTTGACGAACTGAAGAAGCAACGTGACGAAGCAGCTCAAATTGAGCGTAACAAGAAAGCGATGGGATAAAGTGACACACAACGGAGTAAAAAAGGTCGCGGCAGTAGAAGCACGCGACATGGTAAAGCAGGCTGGCGAAATTCGCCTAAAGAAAGAAGAAGCCGCCAGAATGCTACAGGAGAAGACCGAGCGCATGCAGGCCAAGCGCTTCTACGAGCATGAGCTGGATCGAACGATCCGCGCAATCCGAATTTGAAAGACAACCTCGAAGCGATTCGGCTCAAGACTCCTGGCAAGGTGATCTGGATACTGCCGCAGGACGCGACCGCGCGCGCGATCGTCATCAGCGTCGCCACAAGGCACGGAGACGCAACTGTCGGTTTCGTCGCCGGCAGCGATCACGTCCATCCAAAGTCGTACGGAGAGCTGGCAGCTTCAATCAGAAGGCTGAAATGAGCGCACTGTCACGACCACACCATTATGCTACTCGAAAAGCCGAGGCTCTTGAATATCTCGGCGGAGTTTGCGTCGAATGCGGAACGACCAAGAGTTTGGAGTTTCACCACAAAGACACAAACGAGAAAGAGTTTAATGTTACCAAAATACTAGATACCAGCTCATTCGAAACACTCAAAAAAGAACTTGATAAGTGTGAGCTTCGTTGCCATAAACACCACAGACAGGTTCATATACCTGAACCTAAGCATGGAACATACAGCTGCTATATGCGTCGCAAATGTAGATGCGAATTATGTAGAGCTGCCAATGCAAAACACTCGCGCGATTGCAGAGCAAAACAAAACGCTCGCCGAGGGACGAGCGTTTTGAGCCAAACCGGTCGAAAAGATGGAGAAGATATGTGAACCGTTAGCCCTCAAACAACCAAGGACACTTCAGGTTAGCAGCACGGTTCCACGCGCTTTTCGCTTCCAGTTTCCTGGTTGCTTAGCTGACCCTACACCTTGCACTCGCCATCCCGCGTACGCCCGTGAGGGTAGTACATTGCTTTCGGAAAGGTCTATGCTAGTTCGTCAAATTTCTGCTCCGTAAGCTACCAAGCAACCGGTAACACTTCAGACAGTCGGCACGGAGCCACGCGGAGTTAATCTACGTTACCGCAGACCCTAGACTATCCTACTTCCAGCACTCGCCATTTCAGGAACACCATTTCTGGCTTTCATTGCTTCTGATAAGGTCTGTGCTAATTCAAGTCCGCCGCCTCTCTGTTTCGATGTCCCAAGCTACCACACCCCAAACGCCTGTCAACAGAAAAAGCGAGAAAAAAGTGAGAAAAAAAATTAGCCAGCTAACTCAACACGATAGCGTAGGCAGGCTGGCGCAGATGCAGCAGGACGGCAGGACCGGCGACCTGATTTTTGGTGTCAGCGTCACCACTTTCTGCATCGCCGGCTATGTTGCCATGTACCTGTTTTTCGCCCATATGACGCATATCGCAGCGATGGGAGTCTCGCATGCCGGACTATGACGAAGACCTAAGATCGGGGCTCGCTCCTACTTTATCTGCATGGCGTGATGCGTCTGTCGTCGGCTCGAATTTCGAGCAACAGATAGAGCTGAGCACCGGTAGATGGCGCCACCGCCCGCGCATGACGTTTGCCATGCCTGGATGGGAACCGTTCCATGAATCAATCCACCAGCACCCCGACGACGGTTGGCGTTATGGACCAGCACCAAAGTGACGACGAGCTTGTCGAGCTGTTAGCTCGTACAATCTCGCCGTACGGCTGGCGTGACGAATGGTGGAGCACGCCACCGCGCGCCGGGCAGTATCCACGCAATCAGTTGCATGTAAAAGAAAATGCTCGCGCTTGCGCTCGGGACGTTATCAAGGTACTATCGGAGCGCGGCATTCTGCCGCTGAAAAGGTAAGCCAAAATGAGCAAGGAATGGAATGGTCACGCCGTGACCGACGTTCGTCCGGCAGTGAAGGGCGACTCTGGCTTCGATCCCAACAAGAAGCAAGTCGTCGTTGTCCTGCCCAACGGCGCGAACAAGACCGTCCTGGAGTCCGAGGTCACGGACAAGGTTGACGATAAGCCAGCAGCCGCTGGCAAGGAGGGTGCAGCCAAAACGATGTAGTCTAACATACAAACGCCCGCCCTATGAGATTGGCGGGCGGGCGTTTGTATAGCTGAGGTACGGAGCTAATCCGGTTTGCAACTCTCAACTATAAAATGGCGGGAGAGGCAGGACTCGAACCTGCGAATTACGATTTTGGAGATCGTTGCTGTAGCCGCTGAGCCACACTCCCAAAGTGTTGATTGTCCAGATTTCAGTAAATGGTACCGCCTGTAGGTATCGAACCTAGCTATTCCGGGGCCACAACCCGACGTGTATCCATAAACACTTAGGCGGCATGAATTGGTCGCGGAAGGTAGGATCGAACTACCGGCTGACGGTGCTTATGAGACACCCGCTCTACCGACTGAGCTATTCCGCGTTAAAGTGGTAGCGGTCCTCAGTTTCGATCTGAGCACGAAAAGCTTCAAAGGCTTTTCTACCAGCCATGGCGACCGCATTATTCGTTTGCATTCGACGCCGGCTTCCGCTAGCGTCCTGTTGTCAGTCGCCACCGCGTGACCCGTCGCCCACGGTGCTAGGCTCTGCCATTGCCTAGCTTCGTCCTCGCGAGCACTGACATGGGAGAAGTGACAGCCAGCGAAGTTCGCTGGCTGTTGCTTTTTGGAGCTGTGTACGGGTATCGATCCCGTCTTTCCAGAGTGAGAGTCTAGTGTCCTTCCAATAGACGAACACAGCGATAGTATGCCAGGGAACAATCGACAGGGCTTCATTTGGCCGAAGTACCCCTAGTCTTCACCACTGGCAGTATTGGAGCGGGATGTGAGACTCGAACTCACTTAGAATGCCTTGGAAGGGCATCGATCAACCTATGACCCAATCCCGCACAAAACAAAGGAGAGCCCTTTGTATTGTGTATATTTGGCGGATGGTGTGAGATTTGAACTCACGGAAGGCTTTCACCTTCGCCACCTTAGCAGGGTGGTACCTTAAACCACTCGGTCAACCATCCAATTGGTGATCTCGGCGCGATTCGAACGCGCGTCTACCTGCTTAGGAGGCAGGCGATCTATCCTTTGATCTACGAGACCTTGAGCTTTTCGACAGGAATCTCGCTGATGAACTTGATCAGTTCTTCCTCTGCTTGTTCGAGCGAGTATTCCTTACTCTGCTTGAACAGTGTAGCCGGAAGGATTGCTGCATCACGGCGCTCACCTGCCTCTTTGATGTAGCGAACGAAAGAAAGAAAGTGCGGGTTCATTTCAAACTCCATAGTAGTAGTGGTGATCCCGGCTGGATTCAAACCAGCGACACATAGGGTAGAAGCCTATTGCTCTGTTCGCTGAGCTACGGGACCGTGAAAGAAGCGAGGACGCTCTAACCAACTGAGCTACACACAGTTCATATCACGTGGTCGACGACACGCGGTTCTGTTAACTATGTGACTGGATTCGAACCAGCGACCTTCCTCTACCTGTTTGACATCGCTTACGCGATGTGTTTAACTGTCATTGTTCCTAGTCCGAAATCCTTCCTGGCAGAGGATTCGCCTACAGTTGCCTCACCCCGATCTTCAGCTGACGGGTGCCACCGGGAAAGTACGACTTCGAACAAGGCGCTCCGAAAGCAACCGCTCGGGGCGCCTTTTTATTTGGATAGTGGAGGCGTGAGCCGGTAACGATCCGACCTAAGTAGAGTTGCAGTCTACTGCATATCCTATCTGCCATCACGCCGAAGAAAAGTGCGCCGGGGGACTACCCGGCGCCAAGTAAACTCTTAGGGACTGACAGGCTTAGCACAGCTGTGCTGGCATGTCAATCAGTTTGACGGCTTCGGCGGCGGCACCGGCGGTATGCAGGTGGCTTTCGTCAGCACGTCAGTACGCTTGGCTTCGATTGCAGCCGTGTCCTTCTCGAACTTGGCCTTCAGATCGGCGAGCGCGCTGTCCGACTTGGCATTGATGCCGGCTTTGATAGCCGCCGTGCATTCGGTCGGCGCGGCTGTCGCTGCCATGACAGGCATCGAAACACAGCACAGTAAAGCGATTGCAAATAGGCGCGTCATCTCTCATTCTCCATGGTTAGAGACGAGCGCACTTTATTGGATGCCCGGCAGAGAGTCAAACTCTGGTCTCGACGTTCAGAGCGTCGTGTCCTATCGTTGAACGAACGGGCGTTAACAACCTAGAATTGGTCTGAGTGGCTGGATTCGAACCAGCGATCTCCTCCTTCCAAGGGAGGCAGAATACCAGACTTTCCCACACTCAGTTAAGTATCGAAGCTGGACCACACGCTACCCACCAGGATTTTCACCTGCCTAAGCCTTGTCCGTCCGCCGTCGATACTGAATTGGTACTCCCGGCGCGACTCGAACGCGCGTCCTTCACCTTCGCAGGGTGACGATCTAATCCACTGAGCTACGGGAGTGTACTGTACGTTTCTTTTTTAGCGAAGTGACGAATCGACAAGCGATCTTTTGCAGCCTCAATTTCCTGTCTGATGCGTTCGGGTTTACCGACCTTCGCGCGCGAGCGACGCTCGGCTATCAGGCGATCTGCTTCCTCATTCGTGATCATCGGCGGACCAACAAGCTTCAGAAGCTGACGACGCATTTACCAATGCCCTTTGAAGTACCAAATGATGTAGCCGAACGTTCCGACGACGCCAATCACGGCGCCGACAACGAAGGTTAGTAAATAAGGAAGCCAAGCGGGCATGTGAATTCCAATCGAATTATTATTGGAGCTGTGTACGGGTATCGATCCCGTTTTGGCACCTTGAAAGGGTGTGGTCCTAGCCAGTAGACGAACACAGCAGAGTTGTTGTTAGCCGATGCCACCGATAAGAATGATGATAACGACAACAAGCAAAATGGTCCAAAGCATGTGCGTATTCCTTTTCTTTTTTTGTTGTTAGTTATACGCAGTCTGCACAGTGCGTATAAGTGACTCTGCTCTCGGCACTGGATTCGAACCAGTAATGCTTTCGCATGCTTACGGTTAACAGCCGTACACTTTGCCGTTCAGTCAACCGAGAGCAAAGTCACTTAGTAAATGGTGGACCGCCGGAAGAATCGAACTCCGATTTTCGCGGTGCAAGCGCGACGTGTTCCCGTTATCACTAGCAGCCCATTGTTCCTTAAGTCCCACAAGTGTGCGCTCAAAGCAGCACTAAGTGTGATAATGTTGCGTTGAGGCAACATGAAATGGTGCTCGGGGTTGGTTACGATCCAACTTAGCCGGCTTTTCAGACCGGTGCATTGACCACAGTTGCTTCCCGAGCCGCGCGCTTTTTCACTGACTGACTTTACAGCCACTCGGTCTAGCCGAGAGGGTTGCTTTCGCCGGAAGGCTAAGCTAGCGCACCCTAGCCAGTATAAAGAATCTGGCGCACACTACCCTTTCGGGTAATTCTTCCCAGGCATTTGACAGACTAGCGAGTTGTGCTAGTCACCTATTCTCAGGAGGTTCCTGGGCACCTATTGGAGCGGGCGAAGAGGATCGAACTCTCGACTTTTACCTTGGCAAGGTAACACTCTACCGCTGAGTTACGCCCGCATGTTATCTGGTCTCGAAGAGAGGAATCGAACCCCGTGCCTATAAGGAACAGATTTACAGTCTGTCGTCAGCCCATGCCGACCTTACTTGTCTTCGAGGAATCTACTGGCGAATGTCGCTGCCGTACAAAACAAAACAACGACCACCGTCAGCGCGATAATAGCAACGAACACTTGAAAGACCATTGCTATACTCGCTTTGTTGGGAGCGGGAGTTGGATTCGAACCAACGGTTTCCAGGTTATGAGCCTAGCGAGATGTCCATCTTCTCTACCCCGCAACTCGTACGCCTTTCGGCGAAATCACATATGCCTCTTCTCCGACCAATGCGCATAGTCGAAACGACAAGGCTTTATTGAGAGCTATCTTTTCGGACACGTGAGAAACCAGCTTGGCAGCTGGCGCCGTTACTCGCATCCTAGACTGAGCCACCAGTCAGGGCTAACTCTCTGGTTACTGTTTTCAGTTCGCGACGATACTCGATATCGTCGAGCTTGTCAAGCTATTTTAAGTAAACAGTTCAAATGGCGGCTGGTGTAGGGTTCGAACCCACGAGACGCTTTCACGTCTGCTCGCTTTCAAGGCGAGTGCATTAGACCACTCTGCCAACCAGCCTTGTATTGGCGGATAGTGTAGAATTCGAATCTACGAGCCCTTGCGGACTGCCTGCTTTCGAAACAGGTGGATTAAGCCTCTCTCCCAACTATCCAAATGGCGGAGGGTGTGAGATTCGAACTCACGAGCCGAGATGAATCGGTTGTTCGCTTTCCAAGCGAGTGGGATAAGCCTCTCCCCCAACCCTCCTTTTGTCTCTTCTTGACGTATTCACCTTATCCGTTTTCAATGTCTTTTTATTTCCGCCTTTATAGGTTTCAGTTTGACTGTGACAATTCGGACAAAGTAAACGACAATTTGACAGACGGCTATTATCTGGATTGCCGTCTATGTGATCAAGCTGCAAAGTAAGTGGTTTATCCTGCCACTCTTCGATACCACACTCAAAGCAAGCAGGTGATTTTTCTAGCAGGTATCTTTTAATTGCATCCTTAAAAAGTTGTTGATCAGTTTCAATCAGTTTCTTCTTTTCTGTCCACTGAAAATCAGCAAAGCACTGATTTGAACAAAACGTCTTACTCTTACTTGTAAAACAAGGATGGAACAGCTCACCGCAACTCAAACAGTTAGTTACAGATTTTTGTCGAACAGCTGGCATTATATTTCTCTTAAATGGTGATCCCGGCTGGATTCGAACCAGCACCTTAGCGTTCGAAGCGCTATCGTCTATCCATTAACTGTACGGGACCTAAATCTTCATTCACAGCTTGCGAAAACAGCTCCACGTTCTGTTTAGACGGCGTAGTTCCGCTCGCTTCAACGCTGCCTTATCGGGTAGATACAGAACAAACTCCCTATCGCAAGCTCTGAATGAAGACTTACTTTCCCGTACTTGAAGTACGGGAAAGTTAGAAGATTTGGACTACCTCCAATGCACGTAAAGCTACGAACAATATGAAAGTCACTCCCACGAAAGCCAAGGCTCGAACCAAACCTCGAAAACTCCTTGACGATACAGCTTGTAGAATGCCAGAGATCACTACCGCCTCTGCTAAGCTTCTGAAAGGTTCTTCCATTACTTTGCCTCTAGCTCCGAATCCCAATATAGGTAGTCAATCCAGGATTCGTGAAGGTAGTTCGGAGGAAACGAAAGCTTGTTATGCTCCAACTCCTTGAAGGTTGGCTCGTAGGGCATCCGCTTTGGCTTCATATCACGTCTGCGATCCTTTAGGGTATTGCAGTCGTTACATGCGGCGACGACATTCTCCCAGGTAGTTAGTCCACCGTCGCACTGCGGGATAACATGATCATACGTCAGGTGACGCATATCCTTCTCGCCGCAATACTGACATCTGAACTTATCACGCAGGAAGACGTTGAACCGATTGAAGCTGACGTGCTCGGGCCTTTTTATGTATCTTTTTAAGGCCACGACGCTCGGCAGGTTCATACTAACGGAGGGACTGTGAACCACCTTGTCATAGTCGGCGACGCGAACGTGCGTGCCTTCGTAGATGCCTTTGAGAGCGCGATCCTGGGGGATCGTCTTAAGCGGAAAGGTTTCAAGTGGTCTGTAGTCGCCGTTCAGCAGAAGAACGGGATACTTGTTTATGTCGAACATTTTCCCATTCCTCAGTTGGTTGCCCGCCTCAGTGTTGATCTGAACACAGCAACCTTATAAGAGTCGCTTAAGCACCGGCTCGCGGGCGTTATAGCATTGCATCAAGTTTATCAAACACATCGTCTGGTTTGTGTGCGCTGTCGAAGTCTTGCTCTACCTGCCAGATGGCGTGCCTGAGCTTGGCGATCATTTCCGGACTGTTGCCGAACTGACGAATCAATGAATCCACTGTTGTTGACACCGCGATAATCATGGTCGTCAAGTCTTTGTCTTCGATGTCAGCCATGAACCGTGTCCATCTTCTTGCTACGCTCTACCCAGGCATCGTCTAGCTCGGGGAGCATGACGACGCTCTCTTGTTCGTTCGGATCGGTGCGAGAGATGACCGCGAAGCAAGGCGTATCGCCTTCGTTTGCTGGAAGATGCGGAACGCCTGGGGGAATAAAAAAGAAACTGCCCGCCTTAACCACGACGAAGTTTTCAAGGTTGTCGCCGTACCAAGTGTAAGCTTCACCGGCGACGACGTAGATCGCGGTTTCATGTGCCTCATGCTTGTGCGCGAAGCCGCGCACGTGTGGAGGAATGATCAGCGTGTGCATACAAAGCGCTGTCGCGCCAGTTGTTTCGGCGCTAATACCTTCACGGTAGGTGAGACCCTGCTTGCCGGTAAAAAGTTCGAGACTTTGTATCAGCTTGCACCCACGTACGCCGGTATAGTCATCACTACTTCCAGCTCTGTGCGCTTTCATCGATCACTCCATATTGGTCAGGGTAGCAGG